AAAAGCCCATATTTTTAAATCAGGGAAGTGGTGGTTGAATTGTATACAATGTCCTCCAATATTAGCTCCTATGTCTAACATTAATCCTTCTTTTGGGAAATGTTGTTTCCATTTATTGAATACTTCATATTCCCAAAAATTGTTGTACTTAACAATTTCATCTGAGATGATTTCAGGTGATTCAAATACTACCATAGGACACCCTTTGATACTAACTAACCTTGTAAACCTAGCCATGTTATTTTTTCCATTTATCACGACCTACTAATAGACCAATTATACCATAATTAGCTATATCAATAAATGTATCTTCCATTCCTTCACCTTTTACAAAACTTCTTCCATTAACTAAAAGATTTTTTAAACGTGATATTTTATCTGTAAGTCTAATAGCTAAACCTGTTAATGAAAACTTTTTATCATCTTCATTATTTAATATGTCACCACCTAGGGCAATATTGTTTAAACCATAATCCATATGTTTACGAGCAAACATTTCATACATTTCTGCTTGAATTCTAATAAACTCATCAGATAGTTCAGGATACTCACTTTGAAATATCTCTATAGTATTTGTTGTTTCCGTAGTAATTGTAGATTTTTCTGCAGACTTTTGGTCATAATATTTTTCTACTGTACTTCCCATTATATTACTGTTTTGTTGTTAAAGTAAATTTTTAAAGTATTAAGTCGATCATCAGCATCTACTAATTTTATAAGTGCTTCTTCAGCATTTTTATAAAAATCTTCTGTTGAATGGTCTCCAATACCTGTTGCTTTGTTTCCTAATAAATCTAGTGATAATAATGCTTTAGCTCTATCAGCTTCAGCTGATGTTTTAAGCATATTAAATAGTTCTGTTGTCATGTTTTAAATAATTTAGTTATTTCCTTTTTTTCTATTCCTATAGATTTAAGGATATTTTTAACTTCATCCTTACCTATAACATCAATATAATCATCTGCTTCGTGGGATCCAACTTCAAAATAATTAGCTATTACTTCAACTAATTCTTTATTTTTACCCTTAACTCCAGATTTAATATACTTATTCCATACTTTTTTTCTAGGAATCATATTACAATAAAAATTATAAATTCCTATTTTATCTGTAGGTAAGAATCTTTGTGCCATGTTAGATATTTCTATATTATTCTTCCCCATAGACATAAATCTATGAACCATGTAAGAATTCCAGCTATCCCAATCCTCAGATGAGAATTGAGATGCTGGTGTTTTCTTAACGGTTATTTCATCTAACCAATCCCAAAGCTTCATTAGGCAAGTGTATAATCTTTATACTCTTCTCTAAGTTCAGCTGGTACTGTTGATTCAAGTATTTTACCTGTTGAAGGGTCAAAAAATACTGGAATGGGCATTAATGCATCTTCATCAGCACCTACTACAAATTTGGATACTTTACGAAGTAATACTCCTTGTTGAAAAACTACCCCACCTTCTGGGGTTTGGATAATTGTAGTGTTTTTAACATCTACATTCATTTGTTGTTGTTGATCTGCCATTTTACTTTTTTTTATTATTACTATTTTGTTTAAAATCTATTATAAATCCAATCGCTACTAAAACATTTAAACCTACACTAGCGATTATTTCATGTAAGTCTTGATATGTGTTTAAAGATAAATGAACGTGTCCAATCATCCAAAATGGAATAGCCATCTGTTGACTATACCAAATAAGAGCAAATTCAATAAATCTTTTCATTCTTTTTTAATCTACACTCAGGACTCCAATAAGTTTTAATGTCCTTATCAAAATATGATTCAGCATTTTTTATAGGTCCTTTAATTTCTACAGGGTTTGTTATTATGTCAAAATTTTTATTTAATATTTGTTGGGTTAAGGGGTTTAATATTTTATCTGATATTCTTGGGTTATTAAAAAATGAATAAATACCTCCCTCTTTTAAAATTCTGTTAGCATACTCATCAAATAAAAATTGGTCTTCATTCCAAGTATCAAAATAAATACCATCAAATTTTGGTAAATCTTCTAATGCTTCTTGCCATGTTTTAAAAATAATATTTACATTAGGTTTGTCTAACCATCCATCTTTTACCATTTTATCATAAACATCAGGATGAGATTCTATAATCCAATGTGAATTTGGGTTATGAGATTGAATATAACCATCAATTATACCTAATCCAAAACCTACATTAAGAATATCACCACCATTTTTACAAATAACACCAGCATCATGTTCCATAATATCTCTTTCCCATTCCATCATAACAGGTAAACCTTTACTATCTAGTAAATCTCCTTGTTTTGTGTATGTGAGTTTTTCGTTATGGTATTCTTTGCTAGAGTACATTATAAAGTAATTAGTTGGTTTATTAAGGCCATACAATTAATTTCTTTATCAATTCTAAAGTTAGATTGGTATGAATATTCATTAATATAATAAGCTACCATCCCTTCTTTACCAGGAGCAAATTCACCTGCATTAGTATAAAGATAACGATATAATTCTTCAAAATCTTGAATGTTAGCATCTGCAATAATTTGTCTAATACCTTTCCATGATTTTTTACCTGATAATTCACTAACTACTTCAGACATATAATTAGATGATACTAATATAGATTTATCAATCTTTAATTTATTATCTTGAGTTGATAACTGAATAGTATTTAAACATTTACGTAAATCTGGATAGAATTGATTAACTATTATTGCTAAATCATTTACGGTCTGATATTTAATATTTTCTTTTTCNGTAATTTTTTGTAAATGTCTAACAACATCTACTTTACTAGGTGGTACAATTTTTAGGGTTTGACACCTTGATTGTAANGGATCAATAATACGTTCTACATAATTACAAGTTAANATAAACCTAGTAGTACGCGAAAACGTTTCAATGACATTACGTAAAGAAGCCTGCGCCTGTATAGTAAGAAAATCAGCTTCATCCAAAATAACCACCTTAAGCGGTTTAAAACTAGCTGATGACGCAAACCCTGATACTTTATCTCTAATNGTTTCAATACCACGTTCATCTGAGGCATTAATNTAAAGATGCTCACAATCAAGATTTTTAACAATAAGTTTAGCAAGAGTTGTTTTTCCTGTTCCTGCAGGTCCGTAAAAAATTAAATTTTGAATATCATTTTGTCCTAGATATTGTTTAATACTTTTTTTAATATGTTCATTCCCAACATAATTTTCTAAATTAATGGGACGATACTTTTCTACTAATAAACTATGATTCTTATTCATACGTGAATATAATAACTTTTATTTAAAAAACCAAATTTAAACTCCCTGTCTAAATTCTCCATACATTCCATAGACTTTTGGTGCTTCTTTTTTAACCTCAATTTCTGAAGATTGGATAGCGTATAATTTACTATTCATGGGGTCTAGTCTAAAAGCTCCATTAAAGTTTGTTTGATGGAAAAATGCTTCTAAAGCATCTGTTAAAGTATTAAAAACTTCTTTAGTTGGATCACCAACTAGAGACCACCTGTCTCCAGGAGGTACTCTAGTAGCAATCAACTCATTGTGTTCAACAACTTTCTTTTCCATAGTTTAAAATTGTCCGTTTCCGTCTGGGGTTGGAGATTTCTGTTCAGCATGGTCAACAACTACACATTCAGTTAATAGAATAGTACCTGCAACTGATGCTGCGTTTTGTAGTGCTGTGATTGTAACTTTAGAAGGATCAATAATACCTGCTTCTTCCATATTTACAACCTCATCAGTTTTAACATTATAACCTGCCCAATATCCATCACCAGACTCAACTAATTTATTAGCAATAATTTCTCCTTCTGTTTTACTCTTTCCAGCGTTAACTAAAATTTGTGTAAACGGTTTTCTGCATGCTTCTTTTACAATTTTTTCACCTATGTTGTTACCATTTAAACCATTAGAAGCGTATAATAGTGTTGATCCTCCACCTGGTACTACCCCAGCTTCTAATGCTGCTTTAGTAGCATGGAGTGCATCATCAACCCTATCTTTCTTTTCTCTTGCTTCAGTTTCTGTAAATCCACCTACATGAATAATAGATACTCCACCTACCATCTTTGCTAAACGGTTTTGTAAATGTTCAACAATGTAAGGTGTGTCCTCTTTATCAATTTGAGATTGAAGTTCAGATACTCTAGCTTCAATATCCTCAGCAGTTCCTTTACCATCTACAATTGTTGTTT